GTGGCGGCAATGCAACTAACACTGGCTCTAACTTAACTATGTATGGTGGTAGTAGTGGTAGTGCAGGAACATTTAGATTTAGAAACGGAACAACCACACATTTTAATATTGCTGGTAATGGTGATCTTACTGGTACTGATCAAAGCATTGGATCTATTTCCGATTTAAGATTAAAAGAAAACATAACAGATTTTACTTATGATGTTGCTAAATTTAAACAGTTTAAACCAAAAACCTTTGATTGGAAAAACCCAGCAGAACATAATGGTAGAACAAATAACAGAGGTTTTATTGCACAAGAAATTGCTGCAATAGATGACTATTGGACAGATCAAATTACTATAGATTCTGATACAGAAGATGCTAAATTAATCAGTGCAGATTCTGACGGTAATCATAATTCATATTCATTAAAACTTGGTAAAAAAGACGCTATGTATATTTCAGTAATACAACAATTAATTGCAAGAATAGAAGCATTAGAGGATAATTAATGGAACAAGAAAACAGAGAAGCCATTATCCGTATAGAGGGTAAGCTAGAACTGTTAGATCAAAAGCTAACAACTCTGAAAGACAATCATTTATGTCATATTGAAAAAGATATGAGACAACTGAGAACTCTTGTGTGGTTTATAGGCACTACTGTTTTCTTACAAATGTGCTACCTTATAATTAGGACTTTGATGTAGTATTGCACGTATAGGTGCAATCAAGTAAAAAAAGGTATGTCAAACAAGAGCATACTTGTGATCTCAGATACTCATTCGCCTTACCATCATCCTGATTTAATACCTTTTTTAAAATCAATTAAAAAAAAATATAAGCCTGATAGAATAGTTCACATTGGAGATGAAACAGATAAACATGGTTTAAATTTTCATGGACAAGATCCTGACTTGCCAAGTGCAGGTGATGAACTTTACGAGGCTAGAGAAACAATACACCAAATAGAAAAACTGTGGAGCAATGTAGACTTACTACATTCTAATCATGGTAGCCTTGCATACAGAAGAGCTTTTAAGGCTGGCTTACCTAAAGCATACATAAGAGATTACAACCAAGTCTTAGAAGTAGGCAAAGGCTGGAAATGGCATAACGAACTTACTATCCGATTGCCAGATGGCAATGACGTACACTTTCATCATGGTAAATCTGCAAACATAATGGCAGTAGGACAGAAACAAGGCACTTGTTATGTTCAAGGGCATTTTCATACCAAGTATGGCATATCGTATTGGGGCAACCCCAACAGCCTTCTATGGTGTATGCAGGTCGGTTGTTTAATCGACAAAGACGCATTGGCTTTCGCTTACGACAAAGTATTTAAAGATAGACCGATCATTGGTTGTGGTATTATTATAGACAGTCAACCAAAATTGTTACCAATGGTGTTGAACAAAGGTGGAAGATGGAATAAAGTGTGTCCGTGAAGACACTAGATAAACAAATAAAGGGCGATCATTACAAAAAATTTATCATACAACCAGCAGAGTTTATAAATATAAATAATCTACCGTATGCAGAGGGTAATGTGATAAAATATGTTTGTAGGCACAAATACAAGGGTAAAAAGGAAGATATAGAAAAAGCTATACATTACCTGGAAATGATAATAGAAAGAGATTATGAGTAACGTGGTGCGAATGGATATTCCAAATAGGATGAGATCCGTCAATGTTCGTATGATAATAGACGATATGCCTATTGTTGCTACACTAGATCACATTATTTCAAAAACTGGCATAACACCAGTAGCGATATGGGTCAAAACAAAGAAATCAGAGTCAACATTGGATAGAGAGCTACGTAGCTCTGGTAAAGCTGTATCTTTACTTTTACAGTATGGATGCTCGTTAAAAGAAATTTCAGAAACATTTACTAGAGATAGCATTATCGGCTCTGTTGTTTGGTATTTACATAAAGAAATAGAAGATATTTTACAAGGCAATCAACCTGACAAACTACCTAAATTATCTACACAACCGTCAGGATATACGATCAAATGAACGATATTAAAGAACGCATTAAAGGGCATGAAGGTTATCGACTAGAACCGTACTTATGCACAGAAGGACATAAGACTGGTGGTTACGGACATAAGATATTAGACGGTGAAGAGATACCAACAACGCAAGATGGTTGGGAAAAATTATTCGATCAAGATTTTACAAAAGCACATGATGGTGCAACAACTCTTATATATGAACATTTAACTGGTACAGACTTTTCTGAGTTAGATGATAAGAAGAAATATATCGTGGAAGGAGTTTTGACTGAGATGTGTTTTCAACTTGGTCAAAGTGGGGTAAGAAAATTTCGCAAAATGTTTACAGCACTAAGCAAATGCGATTTCAAAGAAGCTGGTTCACAGATGAGAGACAGCTTATGGCATAAACAAACACCTGCTCGTTGTAAAGAGCTTAGCCATATCATACAAAATTTATAAGGATATATATGTTACAAATGTTAATCAAACCACTCTTAGGAGTGGCTAGTGATGCTATTGGTGGTTACATGGAAACCAAAAAAGCAAAAGCAGAACAAAAACTAACTGCAATCAAAGCAGAGACAGAACTGAAAAAGAAACAAATCGCAGGAGAGATAGACTGGGATGTTGAAGCTATCAAAGGTAGCAGAGAATCCTGGAAAGACGAGTACCTCACTATATTATTTTCAATCCCTCTGTTGCTTTGTTTTCTACCGTTTACTGTAGAGTATGTTGAACGAGGCTTTGCAGCTTTAGCTATGACTCCTGACTGGTACAAATACACCTTGGGCGTGATCGTATCAGCGTCATTTGGAATTCGTGGGGCTACTAAATTTTTTGGTAAGAAATGATCTGGATTATAACAGCTATGCTGTGGCACGTTGATGTTGAAGGACCATCTTATAGTACATATTCTGAACAGACGTTCAGTGGTAAAGTTGAGTGTTTAGACTACGTCTTTTGGAACAAAGCTGAATTGGTTTATGAGCTTGCAGAAGTTCATGGCAAAAGAAATGGTCAAAACCTTAGAACATGGGCTTTCTTTTGTGAAGGTAGAGAGTTAGACGAAGTATGAAATTATCAGACGCAACGCAAATCTCACTCCCTGCTCGCAACCTTTTAGCAATTCTAGCTGCGGTTGCAATCGGAACTATGAGTTTTTTTGAACTTACATCAAGATTAACAACTATCGAAACTACATTACAACTCATGGAAAAAGACATAGAGGCTGCTAATGCTTTTATTGAAGGTGTTCCTAAGGGCGATATGGTTTCACCACAGATACAAGAGATTTATATGTTGGTTGAGTACTTATCGGAGAACGTAGACAAACTCAAAGAACAAATGGAAGCAGAGATACCTATGATACTAAAGAATGATATGGTCATTCAGTTTCACGAAGAGAGATTAATAGACTTGGAAGAGAGAAAAAATGGAAACCATTAAAGTAGTGTTTGCAATATTGATGATACAGAACGGTTCTACCGTAGAGATGGTTCCAACTGACGGACTAAGCGACTGTCTCAAACAGAAACGTATTATCTCTCGTAATATAGGTGAAGAACAAGAAGGTATCTATATGCAATGTAAGGAAGTACAGGCTCTAGTCTATGAAGATATGGGTCGACTAAAAATTAAAAAATTAGTTGATTAGTGTTTCATAAATTGTTTCAACATAGAAACAGGGTCAATATCGTCATCTTCTAATACTTTCGTATACATTCTGTAAACATAGTCTTGGTTCATTCCTGACATAGCACAAACCATTTCGTAATCATCTTGCTGTCTTTCAAACCACAAACGAGCAGTAATACATTCATAAAACTTTTTCATTCTTGATTGAGATAAAATATAACCATCTGCATCAGTCACATAAAACTTCATTCTGTTTCTGCTTTTAGGTGCATCATAAATTTTTACATCATTAAAATCTATTCGTGCATCATGTATGGCTTGGACTATAACAGACACCCATAACAGACTTTCAGCAGTTAGACTTTCGGTGTTATTGAAAAATTCATTATAATTAGACACTAGACTGATTGTCTTTTATTAGCCGAGATAGTCTGCCATAACTGACAAATAAGTTTGTTATGATCCATCTTGTATTCTAGTTTTAGGTATTGCTCTTCTGCAATACGAAGATTATCTAAGTGTGTCTTATATTCTTCATTGGCTAATGCTTCTGTCTCTCTTGCAGCAACAGACATATTGCTACTGATCTTTGACATCAATTCTGCTTTTATTGTTTTACTAAATCTATCAAGATCGTGGTAGGCAGCTTTAGCTACCGCTAAAGCATCCTCATTTTTAATCATCCAATTAAGAGCTTCTTGTACTTGGTTTTCCGTAATCAATTAAATTTTCCTTTTGGGTAGTTTAAAATTGTGTATTTAAGATTTTCTTTATATAGTTTTTTTTGTTTTTTGTTACCTAAAAAATATAAATATCTATGTTTTCTTGGTCTATCTGTAACATAAAATTTATTTGGTTGTGCTTTTCTTTCTTGAAGAGAATAAGTTTCACAAATTGTTTTGCTGTGTTTGTTGCTATCGTACATCCTCCACTCAGTCCTTTTATCTGACAGTCCTGTATATAAAAAATTTGTTGCTTGATAAATATAACCTGTATGGTTTTGTGAACTATCTGCATACGAAACTACAATTTTAGGACTAGGTAAAAGTTTGAGAGATTTAGAAACAAGTAAAGATGCTTCATTTGGTAAGTTGTTTTTTAAAACTAATCTATTTAATTCCAAAACATCTCCTCTAAATTTTTTTCCAGCTATTCCAACACAAAGAGATTGTGAGGGTGGACTTCCATAGGTAACAACTCCAACCAAATCTTCATCAAGATATAACCCAAACGCATAACTTATGCTAGGCATCCTTTTTGCATAATGAATATCAAAAATAAATGGTTTTGTTGCATTGTATGAAACTCTCTGAACATTATAATTTTCCTTCATAAGGTTCTATTATAGCTCCTGCACACTCATACCTACCCTTGCCATCAAGTACATATATCTGTGCATTAGGTTGTTTAGCAAATTCTCTTGCTATTGCAAAGGGGTTAAATTTATGTTTTTGTTCATACATAATCTCAATGTATTGACCTTCACGTTTGTTTGTAAGTCTTTTAGTTTCTTTGGGTTCTTCCAAAGCAACCAAAGGCTTTGCACTATCGTTGATACTATTATGGAACGTGAGCAGTTCCTGATATGGAATACGATATAATTTGACCTTTGGATTGCTTTTCAGGGGAGTAAGGGGAAACTTACTTGCAAATTTCTTCGTACAAACTAAGTAAGAATCCCATAGCTTAGTTCCGTTTTTTTTACGATAATCGCAGTAAACGTGAACTGTATTTGTATTGTTAAAAAGATAAGACCCCAACCCCACAGACCATTCGCCATTAAGCCATTGAGGGTACTTGAGGTGGAAGTCTTTGTGACTCATAGGTGCTTATCTTTATATATTTCTCTTGTGTCTCTATTAAAATCTTCGAGACGTTTAGTAAGATTATCAAGTTTTTCAGCTCCTCGTATTATTTTGAGCAACTCTTCAACTTTCTTATCTTTATCAGAATTGGTCGTTGAATGGTTCATCATTACCTCCTATTAACCTTTTTATATAAGCCAACGCAGCATCAGCATGAGCTGCAACTTGTTCAGGTGTTTTATTAGATGTAACTGATCTTGTCCATATACCAGTTACAAGCATCTCTTCACCTTTACTTAGTGTGCCACTTGTGCTGTTCGTTATTGGTTGTCTTGTTGGTTCTGTATGTCCGTTTGTTTTCGGTTCATCACCAAGTAAAGCTATATTATTAGCTTGATAATAAACAGAACCTTTACTGCTTGTTTTTTGAGTTGCTGATTTTATTTCAACAACATCATCTTTGCCATAATCACATTTAGGCAAATACACACGATAATCAGTACCTTCACTACCTTGTATGTAGACAGTATAATTATCGCCAGGTTTCTTTGGATCATACTTTGCAGTAATTTGACCCATTATATTCTCACCCATTTAGTTTCCCTCCTTAGATGAAATGGTGGGATCATAATTTTTGCTCATCTTCCAAAATGTTAATAAAGCTAAGAACATTTTAAGATGCTTCGTATGACTATCCCTATCCCACACATAAGGGAGTATCACAGAAGGGTTTTTCCTATCAATAAAGATAGAAACTCGTATTGGTTTATCTATGCCAAGTAATGCACTATAAGCTGATAATTGCATACCATGATTATCAAAGACTAACTTACTTGGATCTTTGCCTTCAATGTTGTCTTTGGTTTTGAAATCTATAACTATGGTTTTCTTTTTGTTATGTAAGTCTACTTGCCCTGCAAAACCTTCATCACTTGCATAAGAGCTTTCTGAAACCCATTGTTCGTTAGGAAATGTATTATCAATTAATTTTTTCAATACTGTAAAAACTACACTATCTTGAGTTCCAGCAAAACCTTTATTTATATCTGCATGAATGATTGTTCCTTCATTAGCTGCTTTCTCTGCTTGTTCTTTGCTGTCTTGTCTTACACGATACAAAAATTGGTCATCTGTTTCGTTTTCTTCTCTTGGTAAAGTTAATGCTGCTTGTATGC